GGCGCGCGGCAGGTGCCACATGTCGAAAGTCTCCATGTTGCGCGTCTCGCGGGCGGGCGGCTCGCCGGCGGCATTGCGCGGCACGGCTTTGACCAAGCGCAGTGCGCCGTTTTTGTTTTCCACGCGCACATAGGTGGTCGTGAGCGGTTTGGGTGCAAAGATGCCGAGGCTGCGGATAATGGTCGGCGTCACCGGCAGACGGTTGATGGCCTGCGTCAGCGGGACAACGCCAAACTGGCTGTTACTGGATAGGGGCATGGGTTACTCCTTATTTATGCGGGGTGCCGACGTAGACAATGCCGTAAGCATCACCGGCGGCGATAAATTCTTCGACTTTCATATTCGCTGCCGCGCCTTCATTCACTTTTTTGCCGGTGATTTCAGCTTCCGCGACGTGTTCGAGGTTGATGACGCAGTTGTGCGGTTGCACCACCACCTCACCATTGACCTCATCGGTGAGTGCCACCAGCCACGGGTTTGCGGCGCGCAGCGGGTATTTCACCAACTGCCCGGCTTTGGTACCGGCAGCAGCTTTGACCACGCGGCGCGACAGCATCAGCGCCTCGCCTTTAATCAGATCGCCACTTTGTACCGGCAGCGTTTCCTTAGACATACGTACCTCCCTTGCTGCGTGCGGCGGCATCGTCTAACAGGGCATTGCCGCTTGGTTTGTTGTCATCTGTATGGGTCTCGCTCATCAGCCAGCCCGCAGTTTGCTCGTTTTTCGGGGCAAGGTCGGCAATCATCGCCTTGGCGGTATCGGCATCGGCGGCAAGCAGCACCTCATAGGTTTTTGCCGAGAGGCCTTGCCAGCCCTTGTCGTCCTTGCTCTTGAGGTAACCGGCTGCAGAGAGCTGTGCATCCACTTGGGCGGCACGGTTTTCGGCGGCGAGGTTTTCTTTTTCTTTGGCGAGTTCTTCGTTGCTTTTTTTCAACGTCTCAACCTGCTTTTCCAGCTCGGCGATTTTGGCGAGCGCTTCTTCAAGGGTCACGGTTTGCTCCTGTGGATTGGGGTTTTCGGGGTCATCATCGTCGCCAAGGACAGTGGCGTGGGTGGATTTATCGACCCCGGTCGGGGTAAAACTAACCTCGCGCACATCGCTGTCGCGCAGGATGAGGATGGGACCGGTAACGATCTGGCCATTGATGCTGGCCGTTTTGCCCGCAGGCAGGCTCTCAACGCGCGCCGGGTCAATATGCGCGCTCATCTCCCAAGGGAAGCCCTGGTCAGCCTCGGCGGCGACCTGTTTGCCGTGCTCGTTGTCCAGCAGGGTACCGCTGACGGTGAGGCCGTCGGCACCAATGGTCAGTTTGCCCACACCCACGCGCGCTGCACGGTCGTGCAGGAGCAGCGCCGGTACGGCGTCCTTGTGGGAAAGGGTGGAGAGGTCAACGATGGCGCGCTTGCCCTTATAGACAAAGGGCTTGCCAGAGTGCGCCACGCCGCTGAAGGTGCGCGGCGCGGTGTTGTCCGCGTTGGCAGCTGCGAGCTGTACACCGCCGAGTGGCAAGTGGCAGGCTGATGTGGGTTGTTGGTTTTTGCGCATAACGCCCCCGTGGTTTCGATGGGGCGCAGTATGCCGGCCATAAAAAAAGCCGGTTAGACGACCGGCTTCAGCGAGGGGGATTTTCGGAAATTCCGAACTTTGTTGTTGTGGGGGTGGTTGTGGTTTGTGAATGGGGCGAGAGCCGATTTAAAACCCGTTTAATTCTTCGCCCAGTCATTTAACGGTTTTTGGGTGGCATCCTTGCCGGGGTTTTGGATTTTGACGGCGTAGCGGGCGATTTAGGCGGCCTTGTCAGAACAGGATGATAGCGTCTGGGTCGCTCGTCTTTATGGTTGCCAATGTTGCCTCCGTGCGTTCATATTCGGCATCAGCTGTGTAGTCGGCAAGCACTTCTGGGATGTCAAAGCCACCAAACTCCAGCACACTAATCAATTCTCGGTCATAAGCGGGAGTTTCGCTAATAATCACCATTCCGGGTGGCGGATATCTACCGATGTGACGGACGGCAACAGCCTCACGGATAGCAACCCCTAACGCAGCAACGGCAGTTGTGTCGCCCGTAATCTTGCCGCTGCCTTCTTCAAAATGGATTTTCCCTAGTACTTTTCCTTGCCTAGAAAGTACAAAATCAAATTTCATATAGTCCTCCATCGCGTCAATACTGCCAATGTAAAGCGAAATAGCGCTTCATCGCGGTGTAGTAAATCAAACAGTTCCTGGTCGCCTCCCAACAGCGCCTGGAATGACATGGTGAGCATTTCTTTCGGCTGTGGATCATCTTCATCACCGTAAATTTTACCCCAGTAAGGATCGGGGAAAGCATCTTTCTTGGTGAGTTCGTCTGGACGAAAACGCCCGGGGAATAGCTCGGTCAATTTTTCGATTTTGTCGCCTTGGGTGCGTAGCTCCCAGTAACGGGCAAAGAGTGCATCTAGCTCCGGCATGACGATTTGCAGGCGATGTCCAAATTCATGTACATGCGTGGACAGGCGCCTCGCGATGTCACGATGTCCGATATTACGTACCAACAGTGTGGCGGTGTCGCCAGGTTTGATTTTATTGTCGATGACAGCTTGCTTGAGCGCTTCTTCGACCGCTAAATCATCATTGATAATTTTTTGGATACGCGCTGCTGAAATATTGGGGTAAACACGTGCAAAAGCGCGACTTTTTATGCTTTGCACGGCGGTTATACCTGCCTCATTGGATTTTTGCACCCAGTCGGCAGGATAACGTCGCAACATGTCAATCACTTCGTCGGCATCCGCTTTGGCGCCCACCACCCGTGCGGTTTCACCTGTGACCACACCTTCACGCTGCATGATTTCCATGATCGCCTCATGACCGGTGCCGCGTTCGATGGCAGAGGCGATGATATCCTTGTATTGCTCGTAGAGTCTTTTGCCCTCGGCGATAATGCTGGCGCTGTCCTTAAATATCCGCTGCGTGCTCATGTGCGCCTGCAAGCGCTCCAAATCATCCAGCAGACCACGGGCAAAGGCCTCACCATGCTTTTCTTGCGCCATTTTGAGCAGCGCACCCAGCCGGTCGCCGGGGTTATGGGCAAAGGACGGGTCAACCCCTTCCGGGTAGTGCTCAACTTCACCGGTGCGGGTGTTGATGTGTTCGACCTCTTTTAACTGCGGACTCTCGCTGATGTGCTCTTTCTCCGCTTGCCGCCGGGTGAGTGCGCGCACGTTGCAGCGGCAGCCCCAGCCGTTGGGGGGAAAATAGGTCTGCCAAAACGGGTCATCGACCGGTAGCACCATGTTGTAAAACGGTTTGTGCGATTCGCGTGGCTCGCCTGCGTCTGAGGGGATGTATTTGAGATAGGGGAATAGTGCCTTGTTGCGCTGTATACGCTCCCATTGACCGGCAGCGTAGGCGGTGTGCAGGTTGGTGTGATAGATGGTACGCAGGCGGCGTGTGCTGCCCAGTTGTACCTTGGTGATTTCGCCGGTGTCCGGGTCGCCCATCACTGCCTGCCCCCACCAGCCACGCGCCATTAAATAGGGTTTAAGCCGTTTTTGAAAGGTCGCAAAATCGGTGCCGTTTTCCAGCGCGTCGGTCAGCGCGGCGCGGGTCTCGGCCAGCATGTCCTCGTCCATCATTTTGGCGACGGTAAAAGATACGGCATGCTCGTAGCTGGCAGTATCCTGCCAGGCAAAGCTGATGTGACTGCGCTTGTTTTTGAGGTGCGCCAGCGCCTCACGGTTAATCAGCGGCGCAGTCTTGCTTACTCCGGCCATGTGTCCGCCCCCGCCTGCCCAGCAGCAAACGCCGCTTTCAGTTTGGCTTCAAGGTCGGCAGTCATGCCGCCGTCCGGCAGTTGTAGCGTAGAGAGCGCCGCCTCAAAGTCGCGGTAATCTTTGGCATCCGCCAGCGCGGCGATGATGGCATCGATTTTCGGCGCGAGGATTTTGCGGTCGTGGGCAAGGTCGCCCTTGTCCGCGCCGGGTGCAGATTGGGAGAGGCGCAGCGACAATGCCGGGGCATCGCTGGCAGGTGCGGGGTCCACCAGTTGAATGTGGTCTTTTTCAAAGCCAAGAACGTCGGTGTAATAGGCTTCGGTCAGGCGTACCTGCCCGGTGGCAAGGTATTTGGCATCGCGCTCGGCGCGCTCCAGGCTGATTTCGGTCTCTTTTTCAAATTCAAACCATAGCCCCTGCGGCGCGGTAATGCCTGCGCCAAAGCTGCGGTTGACCAGGAGCAGGGCGTTGAGCGCGTGCTGTCCTGCCTCCTGCAACAGGTCGAGGTAGCCGGTAATGCGGTCTTTGCGTGCCTTGTCGTCGGTTTCTTGTGCGCTGCGCGAGCCGCTGTCAAGCTCCGAGGTTTTCACTCGTCCCAGCAGCAGTTTCTGGATGCGCGCGTTGGCCAGCCGCTCAATGCGGGCAAAGGCTTGCCCGTCGCTGTCCAGTTTGTGCAGGGCGATATCGTCGTCCTTGCCAATGACGATACCGCCGCCGCTTAGGAAATTAAAAATCTTGTTGGCAAACTCCTCTACCGTTGCACCAAAGCCGCTTTGTTTGGCGACCACATACGGCTGCGCGTAGCGGCGGATGAATTGCAGCGCGTAGGGCAGGCCTTTTTTGCGCAGTTGCACCGCCGGGTAAGCGCGGATGGCGAGCGGGTCGCCCTTGATGTTTTTGCTGTCGGCGCGGCTGGTCAGCAGCAGAAATTTGACGTTAAGGTTCACCGCTTCGTCCGCGCCGGCACCTTTGTAGAGCAGGGTACCGTCAGCTTTCGGCTCGTAGTTGTCAAGCTCGCCGCTTTTATTGGCAATGCGGTCGATAAGCCACAGGCCGTCCGCCTCGCGGCGGTACACATATTCGGCCACCGCATAGCCGCCCAGACGGGCATTGATGGCGATGTCGGCGAGGGTAGCCATCTGGCCGCGCAGGTTTTTGTAGAGGCGGTTGATGGTGTCCTCATGCGCGTCCTCGCCCCAGATACGCCAGTTTTTCGCCAGCATCGCCGCGCGGATGTCTTCGCGGCAGCTCTCAAACTCGTCGTCGAGGCTGGTAATTTTCAGCAGCTCCATCCGCGTCAGCCCCAGATCGGCGAGCAGGCTGTCGGCGGTGCTATTGTCTGCCCATTGCGAGAGCGCCAGCCCGGTATCAGTCACCAGTGCTTTCAGGTCAATTTTTTGTTTTTTGCCAAAGGTAATGCCAAGCATGGTTTCCTCAATGGTGTAAAAATAACGGTGGTGGTGGCATTGCTGCCGCCCCACCCCCCACCCCCCCCCCCCCCCCCCCCCCCCCCCCCCCCCCCCCCCCCCCG